TAGACAAGATGGTGTTGGTTATGGTGGTAGTTCAATGAAATTTGAAATGCAAATGAATAAGGATTTTTCAATGAAACTAAGAGAATCACACGAAAAAGTTTATGGTGAAATATAATGAAAACACAACTATTATGTACATTTACTAAAAAAAATAAATTCTATGATACAGTAGATATTATTATAGCATGTAATGATATCGTGTTTGATAAAATATATGCATTTCAGAATGAGAATGACCAACATCAATTAATATGTACGTATAATGTAGAATATGATGCTGATTTTATTGAAGGTGTACCAGATACTATTTCATTACATAGAAAAAAGAATACAAATACACTATATACAATTAATGCACTGAATGATTTAATTCGTGAGTTAAATGGTGGTAAGTTAGATAAGACGTTTCCTATAGAATGGGAGAATTATAAGAACTGTTTATTACTTACAAACGAAGAAGGTCTTAATAAAATACCAACAAAAATTTATACCATAGTGGATATTAAAACTTGGGATAAAACTGAAAAATAAAATTGTATTTTCAAGAAATTGATTATACTTATTTATGTATCAAGGTTATACTTGATTAAAAAATACTAATTAAATACTTAAAAATAGGAGATAAAAAATGGATTTAAATGCAATCAAGCAACGTCTAAGTCAACTTCAAACAACAAACACAAGAACATCTAATCTTTGGAAACCCTCACCGGGTACACAAGTGGTTAGAATCGTTCCTTATAAACATAATAAGGACAATCCTTTCATTGAATTATACTTTCACTATGATTTAGGTGGTAAGAATTATCTTTCACCAATTTCATTCGGTCGCCCAGACCCAATTGAAGAGTTTGCTCAAAAACTCAAATCAACTGGTTCTAAAGATGACTACCGTTTAGGTAGAAAGGTTGAAGCAAAAATGAGAACTTTTGCTCCAGTCGTAGTTCGTGGCGAAGATAAAGAAGGTGTTCGTTTTTGGGGTTTCGGAAAAACAGTTTATCAAGAACTGTTATCAATCATTGCAGATCCAGACTATGGTGATATCACCGATCCAGTAAGTGGTCGTGATGTTGCTGTAGAATTCAAAACTGCTGAGGAAACAGGTAAATCCTTTCCAGCAACGTCAATCAGAGTGAAACCAAATCAAACTCCAATTACAGAAGATGCATCTGTTCTTGAATCAATCAAAGAATCACAAAAGAATATTACTGAAATCTATCAGGAACGTTCTTATGATGAATTGACTCAGGCTCTTAATGACTACTTAAATGGTAGTTCAGAAAAGACTGAAGAAAAAGTAGAAAAAGTAGAAGAAACAGTAAAAACTGCTTCTGAAACAAAATCTTATGATTCAAAGAAAACATCAGATGCGTTTGATGATTTATTTAATAACTAAATAAAATAATATAGGGTGGCTAAAGAGTAACGATTAAAGATTCGACTCTACTGTTAGTATATACTTCTGGCGCCACCCGTTATTTATAGGAGATTTTTATGTCAACACGAGATGAATTGGCTGGTGTCTTAGCGGACACTTTAAATAAACAATTCAAGGATATGAAAGTTGCATATTTCTTGGATGGAACAGATACAACACCTACAGATATAAAAGATTTTATATCTACTGGTTCTACTATGTTAGATTTAGCAATATCAAATAAACCTAACGGTGGTATTGCGGTCGGTAGAATTACTGAAATTAACGGATTGGAATCAAGTGGTAAATCACTACTTGGAGCTCATACGTTAGCTGAAACTCAGAAAAAGGGTGGTGTGGCTGTTTATATAGATACTGAAACTGCTGTTAGTACTGAGTTTCTTGGTTCTATTGGTGTAGATGTGGAAAGTATGTTGTATCTACATTTAGAAACAGTTGAAGATATATTTGCAGCAATAGAAGAAATTGTAACTAAAGTTCGAGAATCAGATAAAGACAGGTTAGTAACTATTCTTGTAGATTCACTAGCAGCTGCTACAACTAAAGTAGAGTTAGAAGCTGAGTTTGATAAAGATGGTTGGGCTACAAGTAAAGCAATTATACTATCAAAAGCTATGAGAAAGATTACTCAAATGATTGGTAGACAGAAGATAGCTTTAATATTCACTAATCAACTCAGACAAAAACTTGGAGTTATGTTCGGAGACCCTTGGACAACAAGTGGTGGTAAAGCATTACCATTCCACGCCTCAACACGTATCAGATTAAAAAATCTTGGTCAAATTAAAGATAAAAAGAACAATAATATTGGTATGAAAATGAGAGCTCAAGTCATCAAAAATAGACTTGGACCTCCAATGAGACATGCTGATTTTGAACTTTACTTTGAAAGTGGTATAGATGATGATGGTAGTTGGTTAAAAGTTATGAAAGAACATAACTTAGTGAAACAAGGTGGAGCGTGGTATACTATGAAAAATCATAAGGGTAAAGAACTTAAATTTCAATCTAAAGATTGGGGTGAACAACTTAAAGATAAAGACTTCAGAGAGCACTGTTACAACTTAATTTGTGATAAAGTTATTCTAAAATATGAAAAGAATTTCGGTATTGACGATGTGGTTGTTGAAGAGGAATTAAGTGAGTAATGCTAAATATCTTTCCATTCTTGAAGAAATCAAGAAGAAAGGTGGCTCTTTAGATAGCGGCGAACCTAACGATAAAGTACTTATAATAGATGGTCTAAATACTTTCATAAGAGTATTTAGTGTTATACCGACTACTAACGATGATGGTATTCACGTTGGTGGAATAGTTGGTTTTCTAAGAAGTATTGGTTATACTATAAATATGTTTAGACCTACCCGGGTCATCATAGTATTTGATGGTAAGGGTGGGTCTACCCGCCGTAGGAAGTTATATCCTGAATATAAAGCAAAACGAAAAACAAAGTATAGAGTAAATCGTGCATATGATTTCGCATCTCAAGAAGATGAGAAACATAATATGATAATGCAGTTACAGAGAGTAGTTGAATATTTAGAAACACTTCCTGTAACTGTTTTATCTTATGATAACATTGAAGCAGATGATACAATTGGTTATCTATGCAGACAAGTTCTTACTGATTCTAAAATTACAGTTATGTCTACTGATAAAGATTTTCTTCAGTTAGCGAATGGTAGAATTAAGATATGGAGTCCGACTAAAAAGAAAATGTATGATGAAGATGCTGTATTAGAAGAGTATGGTATTTCATCTCATAACCTTATTTGGTATAGAGTATTAGATGGTGATAAATCAGATAATATTCCTGGTGTAAGGGGTTTAGGTTTAAAAACAATACAAAAAAAATTACCATTTTTGAGTGAAAATCGTATAGTTGATATGGATGAAGTTTTAGATGTTTTACCTGATTCAAAGGATACTATAGAATTAAATTATAAGTTGATGCAATTATCAGATGTAGACATTTCAGGTTCTACAAAAACTAAAATAATAGATAGGGTAAATGAACCCATTAACAGATTAATAAAATATAAGTTTCAAAAGATGTTTTTAGAAGATAAGTTATATACAGCACTTCCAAACCTTAATAGTTGGTTACTTACTAACTTTAATCAGTTAAATCATTGTGCTGAGAAAACTCATGGGTAAAGAATATAAAAAAATATTACCATTAAAAGATAATGAAAAAGTTATAGACCAAGTTGGATGGTTACCATTATCGGTTATTGAACCAAGTAGAAAATCAAAAGTTAAATGGAAAAACGCGTATTTAAACGATGGTTTATCAGAAAAAAGACGAAGTGAAGATAGTGAATATCTACCAGGTCTTGGTTTTAGTGAGTTTCATGCTGGATTAACTGAAGATATATTACATTATTGGTCTACAGTAGATAGTGTTGTAGTTGACCCTTTTGCTGGTAGAGCAACAAGAGCATTTGTATCATCTAAACTTGGAAGAAAATATTATGGTTATGATATAGCACCAAAAACAATTGAACGAGTTAAAAAACATTTAGACAGTTTCAGTATTGATGCTACTATTTATTTAGAGAATGGTTGTGAAATGAAACATACTGTAAATGATTTTGCAGATTTAGTTATGACTTGTCCACCGTATCATCAATTAGAGAAGTATGAATCTGTAAATAATCAATTATCTGATATAAATGATTATGAAACATTTTTAGGAATGTTAAAGTTATGTGCAGTAAACATTAAAAGAGTTTTAAAACCTGGTGGATTTTTAGTTTGGGTATGTGCAGATTGGAGAGATGGTATAGAGTTTCGTTCATTTCATACTGATTCAATTCAAATGTTTAAAAATGTTGGATTAAAGTATCATGATTTAATTGTGATGAAAAATAAAAGTCCGTTTGCTAGTATGCAAATAGGTAAAGTAGCAGCGAATAGATATACAAGTAAAATACACGAGTATATTTTAGTTTTTAGGAAAGAGGGTGAATTGAACTACCCGTCAAATGATATACGAACACAAGTAAGTAAATGGTGGTAAGATGAGTGAAACACTAATACAATTCGGAACATCATTTCAATCTAAGATTATTGCATCTTTGTTAAGAGATGTAAAATTTATACAAACTATTAATGATATTTTAGAACCTGATATGTTTGACTCAGATTCTAATAAATGGTTAGTAAAAGTAATAAGAGATTATTTTTATGAATATAAAAAACAACCTACATTAGAAGTTTTAAAGTTTAAGATAGAAGAAATAGATAATGATGTTTTAAAAGTTGGAGTTGTGGATAAATTACGAGATGTTTGGAAAAATATTGAAGCAACTGATTTAGAATTTGTTGAAGAAGAAACATTAGATTTTTGTAAAAATCAAACATTAAAAGGTGCTATATTAAATTCAGTTGAATTGTTAGAAAATAAAGACTATGATGGTATAAAGTCTATTATTGATGAAGCTATGAAGGCTGGTACAACAAGAGATTTAGGTCATGATTACTTAATATCTTTAGAAGAAAGACTTTCAGAGTCTGCCAGAACAACAGTTAAAACACCTTGGGATATAGTAAATGAAGTTATGGATGGTGGTTTAGGAGCTGGTGAGTTAGGTGTTATAGTTGCTCCAGCAGGAATAGGTAAATCTTGGACATTACAATGTTTAGGAGCTGGAGCTTTAAGAGATGGTAAAACTGTAGTTCATTATACATTAGAGTTGAATGAGAACTATGTTGGTTTACGATACGATTCTATTTTTAGTGGAGTTACTACAGCAAATATAAAATATTATAAAGAAGATGTAAAAAGTAAGTTAGATAAACTTCCAGGTAAATTAATTATAAAGTATTTCCCAACAAAGTCGGCAAGTGTACAGACATTGGGAGCACATTTAAGACAAATAGAATTAAGTGGGATAAAACCTGATGTAGTATTAGTAGATTATGCAGATATATTAAAGTTAACAGGTAACTTTAGAGAAAAGAGACATGCTATTGGTAATACATATGAAGATTTAAGAGGATTAGCTGGTGAACTAGAGATTCCCATATGGACTGCTTCTCAAGCTAATCGTTCAGCGTTAGAAGAAGATGTGATTGGTGCTGATAAAGTAGCTGAAGATTATAGTAAAGTAATGACTTCAGATTTTGTAATGAGTATGAGTAGAAAAGTAGAAGATAAAATTGCTAATACAGGTAGGTTTCATATTATAAAAAATAGATTTGGTATAGATGGTGTTACATATCCTGCTACGATTAATACAAATATAGGTCAGGTTAAGATATATGAAGGTAGTAGTCAGTTCGGAAAAGAGGCTCAATCTAAGATGGATAATAGTCAAGAGTTTCTAAGAAAAGAATTAGCAAATAAATATAAGGATATGGAAAAAAAAGTTGAAGGATTTGAGTAAATGATGCATATATATTATATTTATGTTTGTTGTGTGTTACATAATGTCAAGATGGAGTGTTATTAAATGGAAAAATTTCAGTTATCAGAAAATTTTATAAGTAAATATAAAAGAAAAAGACCACCTTTCGGGTTTAACGGTTTAGGTGAATTAGTTTATATGAGAACCTATTCAAGAATCAAAGAAGATGGAAAAAATGAGAGATGGTGGGAAACAGTAAAAAGGGTTGTAGAGGGAACGTATTCAATGCAAAAAAGTTGGATTGACCAACATCAACTTGGATGGAACCCTTGGCAAGCTCAACGTTCAGCTCAAGAGATGTATGATAGAATGTTTAATATGAAGTTCTTACCACCTGGTCGTGGATTATGGGCTATGGGAACTGCTATAACAGAAGAAAAGAATCTTTATGCAGCTCTAAATAATTGTGCATTCGTATCAACTTCCACACTTAAAGAAGATTATTCAAAACCATTTACATTTTTAATGGATGCATCAATGTTAGGTGTGGGTGTTGGATTTGATACAAAGGGTGCAGGTGAAATAGTAGTTAAAGGTGTAAATTGGGATAGAAAACAAGAAAAATTTGTTATACCAGATACTCGTGAAGGTTGGGTAGAATCACTTCGTTTATTATTAGAAAGTAATTTTCATGGAACTGCACCAGTTGTATTTGATTATAGTAAGATAAGAAAAGCTGGTGAACCTATTAAAGGATTTGGTGGAGTTTCAAGTGGACCTGAACCATTACAAGAAGTACATGATAGTATCAGAAGTGTATTAAAAAAGAACAGTGGTTCACCAATCACAATTACCACAATTGTTGATATTATGAATCTTATAGGAAAATGTGTTGTAGCAGGTAATGTAAGACGAACAGCAGAGATTGTATTCGGTGACCCAGAATCAGATGAATATTTAGATTTAAAAAATTATAAAGTAAATAAACATAGAGAACAATATGGTTGGACATCAAATAATTCAATCTTTGCAGAATTAGGTATGGATTATACTGATGTATGTAAGAGAATTGTTGATAACGGAGAACCTGGATTTGCATGGTTAAAGAATATGAGAAAATTCTCTCGTATGCAAAATGGTGGTGATAATAAAGACCACCGAGTTGCAGGTGGAAATCCCTGTTTGGAACAATCATTAGAAAGTTATGAGTTATGTTGTCTTGTTGAGACTTTTCCAAATAACCACGATTCATTAGAGGACTATAAAAGGACACTTAAATATGCCTATCTGTATGCCAAAACAGTAACACTTGGTAAAACACATTGGCCAGATACTAATAGAGTTATGTTAAGAAATAGACGTATTGGATGTTCAGTAAGTGGTGTTGCACAATTTATTACAAAACATGGAATGGAAGAATTGAGAAAGTGGTTAGAAAAAGGATATAAAACAATTCACGAGTGGGATAAACAATATAGTGATTGGTTTGCAGTACCTAAATCAATAAAAACTACTTCAGTTAAACCTAGTGGAACAGTTTCATTATTAGTAGGAGCGACACCTGGAATGCATTATCCTGAGTCAAGATTTTATATACGTAGAATGAGATTATCAAATCATTCAGAATTAATAGAGCCGTTGAAAAAAGCAGGTTACAAACTAGAACCAGCATTTGGTTCAGAGGATACTACAATGGTTGTAGAAGTTCCAGTAGATGTAGGTGAGGGGATTAGAACTGCGGCTGAATTATCAATCTGGGAACAGTTTAGTTTAGCCGCATTCTTACAACGACATTGGGCAGATAACCAAGTTAGTTGTACGGCAACATTCGATCCAGAAACAGAAGCAGAAGAATTACCTCACGTGTTGAACTATTTTCAATATAGATTAAAAGGTATATCGTTATTACCAAGACACGAGTTAGGTGCTTACAAACAAATGCCTTACGAAGCAATTACAGAGAAAGAATATAATAAACAAGTTAAAAAACTTGGACATTTAAGTTTTGTAGGAGTTGAGGGTGAAGAGGCAGAAGTAGATAAATTCTGTAACAATGACATATGTGAAATTCCGGGAGAATTGATAAAAAACACTTGACTTGTATTGGTTTATTTCGTATATTCATATATCACAAATAGGGACTTCCTAATCTAAATGTATCAAAATATATATTATGACAGAAGAGTAAATAAAATGCATATTTGGGACGATAAGTTTGGACATCAAACTTTTCGTTACAAGAAGTATGCTTATGTAAAAAACAGAACTGGTAATTATGTTTCCTTATATGGAGATAAGTTAAAAAGAATAAATTCTTGGGATCCAGAACAACCTGATTTATTTGAATCAGACGTAAACCCTGAAATAAGAGTGTTAGTAGATAATTATACTGATTCAGATGACGCTTCTATTGGACATAAAGTAATGATATTTGATATAGAAGTAGAAGTTACAGATGGGTTTCCCAATATTCAAAAAGCAGAAAATAAAATAACTTCAATTGCATTTAATGACCCTATACTTGGTAAATATTTTTGTTATGTATTAGATTCTCATAATAAATTAAGTTCAAGTAATAAAGTTGACACTATAGTGGCGTTTAAAGATGAATATGATTTATTGAATGCATTTTTTAAAAAGTATATGGAAATTCAACCCACTATTTTAACTGGTTGGAATGTAGAATTTTTTGATGTTCCTTATTTGTATAACAGAGCATCACAAGTTGTAGGTCGTACAGTTGCTAATTTATTATCACCTATTAATATTGTTCAATGGAGTGATTTTCAGAATAGATATAAAATAGCAGGTGTAAGTATTTTAGATTATTTAGCTTTATATAAAAAGTATACATTTAGTCAACGACCATCATATAGATTAGATGCTATAGGTGAATATGAAGTTGGTGAAAAGAAAGTTGAGTATGAAGGAACACTTAATGATTTATATGAAAATGATTTAAATAAGTTTGTAGAGTATAACTTACAAGACGTAAAATTAGTTAAAAAGATAGATGATAAATTAAATTTTATTGAAATATCAAGAGGTTTGGCTCATCTAGGTCATTGTCCATATGAAGATGTATTTATGAGTTCACGATATCTTGAAGGGGCCATATTAGTTTATTTAAGAAAGAACAATATTGTAGCTCCGAATAGACGTAAAAAAGGTGAAAATAGTAAATTAAAAAAGTTTGAAGGTGCTTATGTACAAGAACCTCAAAAGGGTAAACACGATTGGGTATATGATTTAGATATTACATCAATGTATCCGTCTTGTATTATGTCGTTAAACATTTCACCTGAAACTAAACTTGGTAAGATAGAAGGTTGGAACCCTGAAGAGTTTTTAAAAAAAGATAACAAGAAAACATATTCACTCACTCAAGATGGAAATGTATTGAATAGATATACAGAAACAGAATTAAAACGTATGATGGATAACGAACAAATAGGAATTGCCACAAATGGTGTAATGTATCGTTCAGATAAAGATGGGTTATTACCAGCGTTATTAAGAAAATGGTTTGATGAAAGAGTTGAATACAGAAAGTTATCAAGAAAGTTTCACGAAGAAGGTGATAAAGAAAAATCAGATTACTTTGATAGACGACAATATCTTCAAAAAGTTGTTTTAAATAGTTTATACGGAGTACTTGGACTTCCAGCATTTAGATTTTATGATTTAGATAATGCAGAAGCTGTAACGTCTACTGGTCAATCTCTAATTAAGTTTACAAGAAAGATAGGTAATGTATTTTACAATAGAGAGTTAGATGACACAAAAGACCATTGTATTTATATTGATACTGATTCAGTTTTCTATTCAGCGTTACCATTAGTTAAAAATAGATTTCCTGATTTAGATGTTAAGAGCGAAGATAGAATGTCAAAAGCTATTTTAGAGGTAGCAAGTGAAGTACAAGTATATTTGAATAAAGGTTATGATTATTTTGCTAAGAAGTTTTGTAATTTAGATAAACATAGATTTGATATTAAACAAGAAGTTATAGCTAAGAGTGGACTGTTTGTTACTAAGAAACGATATGGACTTAAAATTATTAACGATAATGGTAAAAAAGTTAATAAAATGATGATTAAAGGTTTAGATACAGTTCGTTCAAGTTTCCCTACAGCTATGAGAGAAATGTTAAGTAAAGTATTAGAAGATATTTTGATGGATGTTCCTAAAGAAAAGTTGGATGAGTTTATTATTAACTTTAAAGATAGTATGAAACTTATGGATTTTAATAAAATAGCTATTCCAATTAGTGTAAAAGGATTACGAAAATATAAAAATGTAGATGGAGACATATTTAAATCACATAAATTAGGAACACCAGTACACGTAAAGAGTGCTCTATACTATAATGATTTTTTAAAGTATAATAAAATATCAAGACAATATTCTGGAATACATAATGGTGATAAGATTAAATGGGTATATTTAAAACAAAATCCATTAGGATTAAATACTATAGCATATAAAGGTCACGAAGACCCAAAAGAAGTATTAGATTTTATTAGACAGTATATAAATCCTGAGAAATTATATAAACAAGCTTTACATAAAAAGATAATGATGTTATATGAAGCTCTTGGTTGGGGTGAACCTACAGATGCTTCTAAAACAATAGAAAGATTTTTTTGATTTTAAGAAAACAGACTTATATATATGTATATATGGTTATAAATAATAGGAGAAGTTATAATGAATAAACAAAAGTTAGTACGCTTTATTAACAAATATCATTTGAATGGTATAGCAGATTCAGTAGTATTAAAGAGTAATTTAAATGACCAAAAAATATCTACCAGATTTGTATCTGGAGATAAAACTTTACTAGGTAAGGTAGAGATGGCTAATTGGAATTTTGAAGATGCAAATATTGGAGTTTACACTACTGAACAACTATTAAAGTTATTGAGTGTTTTGGATGAAGATATTAGTGTTTCTGTAACAAAATCTGGTGATAAATCAATTTCAATGAAAGTGTCAGATGCAGGATCTTCAGTAAATTATATGTTAAGTGACCCATCTATTATCAATGAACCACCAAAGTTACAAAATATTCCTAACTTTGAACTTAGTATAAACATGACACCTTCAGTAATTAATAAATTTATATCTGGTAAATCAGCTTTACAAGACACAACAACTTTTACAGTTATTACTGATGAATCATCTACAAGATTAGTTATAGGATACTCTTCAGTAAATACAAATAGAGTTAATATACCAGTAGTTACTTCAGAGTTTAGTTCAATTGATAATGTTTCTTTTAATGCAGACTATTTTAGTAATATATTAGTTGCTAATAAAGAATGTGAAAGTGCTTTCTTACAAGTTAGTAGTGAAGGATTAGCTAAAATTAATTTTAAAATAGATGACTATACTTCCACATATTGGTTAGTCGCAACAAGTGAAGTTGATTAATGTCTAATTATATATGGGTAGAAAAATATAGACCTTCAAGTCTTGATACTTATATTGGTAATGAACATCTTAAAAGTAAAGTTGATATTTATTTAGAGAGTGGTGATTTACCACATCTTTTGTTATATGGCAAAGCTGGTACAGGTAAAACTACTCTAGCTAAGATACTTGTTAATAATATAGAATGTGATTATCTTTACATTAACGCTTCTGATGAAAATAGTGTAGATACTGTTCGTAATAAAGTTAGACAATTTGCTTCAACCGTTGGTTTTAAAGATTTAAAAGTAATTATCTTAGATGAGTGTGATTATATTACACCGAATGCTCAAGCCGCTCTTCGTAATTTGATGGAAACGTTTAGTAAACATTGTAGATTTATATTGACCTGTAATTATGTTGAAAGAATAATAGACCCAATACAGAGTCGCTGTCAATCATTTCAAGTTATTCCACCATCTAAGAGTGAAGTTGCGAAACACTTACATAATATTTTAGTTCAAGAAAATGTTATGGATTCTATGGAAGATATAAAAGTATTAGTAGATAGTGGTTATCCAGATATACGTAGAGTTATTAATTCAGCTCAAAGAAACGTTGTTAATGGTCAACTTAAATTAGATACTTCAAGTATTATACAGAATGATTATAAGTTAAAATTATTAAAGATTTTAGAAACACAAGATAAGAAAACTGCATTTAAAGATATAAGACAGTTATTAGCAGATAATAAAATTACAGATTTTGCTGACTTATTTCGCTTATTATATGACGAAGTAGATGGATATGGAAAAGGTCACGTAGCAGAATGTATTTTGATTGTAGCGAGATATGAATTGTCAGATAGTCAAGTAGTTGATAAAGAAATCAATGCTATGGCTATGATAATAGAACTATTAGGAGTTATAAAATAATGAATGAAAAATATTGGGGTGAAGTTACAAAGACATCTAAGAAAGCCGTACAGAAAGCTGGTGATGAAAAACATATATCAGTACATGAAAATAAGATTTATTATTATTCTGGAGTAAATAGAGATAGTGTATCCGAACTCAATAAAAAGATAGGCGAATTAGAATCTAAAAGTTTAACGTTAACACATAACTTAGATTTAAAACAACCACCAAATCTAAAAATATTTATCAATTCAGGCGGTGGTTCAGTAGTAAGTGGTATTTCATCAATGGATACAATACTGAGAACAAAAGTTCCAGTGCATACTTATGTGGATGGATTTGCAGCAAGTGCAGCTACCTTTCTATCAGTGGTGGGTGAGAAGAGATTTATGAGTAGAAACTCTTATATGTTAATTCATCAATTATCTTCTCAATTGTGGGGAAAATATTCTGAAATAGAAGATGAGAAAAAGAATTTAGATTTAATGATGGAAACAATTAAAAATGTTTATAGGGAATATACACAAGTTCCTATGAATAAAATAGATGAAATTTTAAAACACGATTTATTATGGGATGCTAAACAATGTTTAGAATACGGATTAATAGATGAAATTATTTAAACAATACAAACAACAGGAGAAGTAAAATGGCAACAGCTAAAGAACTACACGCAAAAATCAAAGAACACTTTGAGGAATTTAATAATAATCACGAAATACATGCTGAAAAAGGTAACAAAGCAGCTGGTGGTAGAGCAAGAAAAGCTATCGGTGAGATTAAAAAACTCGTTACTGAATATCGTAAAGCGTCAGTAGCTGAATCAAAGTAATAAGGAGATGTAAATGAGTACAAAACCTATGAAACCTCTAAAGAAACCTCAATCAGCACAAGTTCAAGTTGATTTAAGAGATGCAGAAACAATTAAATGTAGTAGTTGTAATAACTATTTATTTATAACATCATTCATACTAAAAAGATTATCAGCTATAGTATCACCAAACGGACAAGAAGCACTTATTCCAGTACAAGTTTATAGTTGTGGAAATTGTGGTCAAGTTGCTGAAGGATTTTTAGAAGGTAGTGGTTTAGAAGAAGAAATAAAGTCAGATAAATTTCCAAGTTTGGACATATGAGTGAAAAAAGAAAATCAATATTTTCAGGTAAATCTTCTGCAGGAAAAGGAGATTCGCCGAGAAAAGGTGTCAGTATAGATGAGTGGGGAAAGAAGTGGGAAAAAATCTTTGGTAAAAAGAAAAAGTCTGTTCGATCACATAAAACAGATAACAGCGGTTCAAAGCCCTAATTATTGGGAAGAGATATCAGACGAAGATAAGAAGACTTGGTCTAATTATATGACTCATAGATTTTTGTCTATGAAGATGGAATGGGTTGATTTAGTAAATGAATTACAAAAATATAATTTGCAACCCAAAGATTTATACAAATTATATACCAACGTATTACCTAAAGGTAAACAATGGTTAAAATATATTAAAAGGAGAAATCAAATGGAATATCCAAATTGGTTAGTCAATGTAGTAGCTAATGAAGAACAAGTTAGTAAAGAAGAAGCATATGAAATGGTTGGTATGTACATGCTCACAGAAGGTGGTATGTTAGAATTAGGACAACTTGCTCAGAAATGGGGCATTGAACCTAAAAAGATAGAAGAAGCTGGTTTAAATGTTCTTGGTACTGTAGGTGGATATACTGCAGGTAATGTAGAATGAAAGTTATAAAAGATTCTAAGAATATGTCTAAAGTAGCTAAAGTTGAATCAGTTATAGAACAAATGGAACGAGAGTGGCCTGAAATGACTAAAGAGTTCAAGAAGATTCAACGAGAACAATATGAGTTATTTTTACATAAACAACACGATTATGGTCCAGGTAATATTTCTGTAGGTACACAATTACAAACATCTGAAGAAGTAAAGTTATCACTTACTGGTTTATGGTTTAGAATGAATGATAAGATACAACGACTAAAGAATTTGTTAATGAGTGGTCGTGATAACGCAGTAGAAGGTGAAACAGTTGAGGATGCTTATCTTGATGTTTCAAATTATGGAATTATGGCTACAATAGTTGGTCGTGATAAGTGGGGAAAGTAATGAACCAGAAGTTTGGAGATTTATTTGCCAAGTTCTTATTTATATTTTTTATATGGACAATTATAGCATTCTTTTTTGATATAGGTTATTAAAGATATGAAACGAATAAGTTATAGTCAATATAATCAATGGGTTACTTGTCCACATAAGTGGAAGTTAAACTATATTGACGGGTTAGGCGAATATACTGATAGTATTCATACTTTGTTTGGTACAAGTATGCACGAAGTGTTACAAACATATCTTACTGTAATGTATAATGATACTATTAAAATGGCAGATGCTCTTCCATTAGATGAAATGTTATTACATAGAATGAAAACAAATTACACTCAAATTATGGAAAGAAATGGTGGTGAAGTTTTTTGTGAACAAGAAGATATGGAAGAATTTTATTCACATGGAATGACTATTTTAGAATGGTTTAAAAAGAAACGAAATATGTATTTCAGTAAAAAGAATTACGAATTAGTTGGTATTGAAGTTCCTATTGAATATGAGTTACCGAATAAGATTAAATTTATAGGTTATATGGATGTAGTATTACATGACACGTTTAGAGATAGATATAAAATCATAGATATTAAAACTTCTACAATGGGTTGGAATAAGTATATGAAAGCTGATAAGAATAAAACAGACCAATTATTATTATATAAACAGTTTTATGGAGCTGAAAATAACATATCTACGGATAAAATTGATGTAGAATATTTTATTGTAAAACGTAAGTTATATGAAAAGGTAGATTTCCCACAACGTAGAGTTCAGACATTTCAACCTGCTAGTGGTAAACCAAGTATAAATAAGTTAATGAATAATTTAAATCAGTTTTTAGATGAATCTTTTATTGATGGAGAATATAACGTAGAACATACTTATATAAAACAACCATCTAAGAAAAATTGTAGGTTTTGTGAATTTAATCAAACGGAACAATGTGATGCAGGAGTCAAGTAATGTTATCTAAAGTAAGTTTAAGACTGAAGTTATCAGATTTTATTAATACTGATATAGAAGAAAATGTCATGAATAGAATAAATCAAATTCATAGTGAGTTACACATTATAGTATCATTATATTTATGGTTTGAAGAAGATGAAATAACTAGTAAAGATTTAAAAAACTTTTTAATGAGATGGGAAGATAAATTATCATTCAAAACAGTTGTCAAACAAGGACACAAACTTCAGGTTAATGATTATATATTTTTTGATATAATACCTACTAATGTATCAGATAGTGATATATCTAAAAGATTTACATATAAGTATACAGATGTTAATAAGATTTTAAATGGATTAAAAGAATTTTATAATGTTACTAAGTTCACAACTTCAGAAAAACCGATTAAAAGACAAAAGAGAAATGACTACGAAGATTAAAATTGGTATAGTGGGTAGTAGAGGTTATACTAATAAACAAAAAGTAAAAGATTTAGTATTTGAAATAAAAGAAAAGTATGGTGATGAAGTAGAAATAGTTAGTGGAGGACAACAAGAAGGTGCTGATGGATTTGCTAAAAAGTTTGCATTAGAATTTGATATGGAGTATGTTGAATTCCCACCCGCACATTATAGATGGAATATGCATTGTAAATTACCAGCTTCACAGTATGATAGACCATACTATGTTACAAATTATTTTAAAAGGAATAAACAGTTAGCAGAATATAGTGATATAATTGTAGCATTTATACCTAAAGGAGTTGAATCAAGAGGTACTATGAATACGATTCATCACGCAGAAAAGCAAAAAAAATTGATTAAAATATTAGATTAATATATATTTATATATGTATATATTAGAGGTTTTTTTATGGAGTACAAATTAACGTCAGTTAAGATACTGAAAGAGTTATATAGAAATTTTAAGGTAAAGACATTAGATGACGAATTTACATTACAAAAATTAGTAAATCGTTCAATGGATTTATATGTTTTAGATACAAAGTTTAAGGATAAAATACAATCCTATGATAATTTAATACAAAGTGGGAGTAGATTATGAATTTGAGAGATGACCTATTGAGAGCTAGTAAAAAACATTTTGAAGCTCATATTGAAAAACATAGAGTTAACATTGAAAATATGTTAAATAATTCAGTAGGTGTAGGAGACCACCCTGATGTGATGGACAGTATAGAAAAAGAACTTGAAGTTATGGCAGCTTATGCCGACAAGTTAGAAATGTTAGATTACTTTGATGTGTCTTTGCAAAGTAAAGAATTATTAAACGGTTAGAGGTTTTAATGGATAAGAAAAAGATTTTATTACTATCAGATGATTTAAGAATGTCTTCTGGTGTAGGTACAATGTCAAAAGAATTTGTATTAGGGTCAGTTCATCATTATGATTGGGTCCAAATGGGTGGAGCGATAACACATCCAGAAGAAGGTAAAGTTGTGAATATGGATGATACAGTAAAAAATGAATCTGGTGTTGAAGATGCCTCATTGACAATATATCCTATAAGTGGTTATGGTAATCAAGAAATTTTAAGAACTATATTGGCAAGAGAAAAACCAGATGCTATTCTACACTATACAGACCCAAGATTTTGGCGTTGGTTATATGAAATGGAACATGAAATTAGGCAGGAGATGCCTATTTTTTATTATAATATATGGGACGATTGGCCAGCTCCACATTATAATGAATTCTTTTATGAATCTTGTGATTTAATTATGAATATATCTAAACAGACAGTTGCTATTGTAAATGATGTTTGGAAGAAGAATCCACCTGACGATTGGCAAGTTACATATTTACCACATGGAGTAAGTACTAAACATTTTTATCCGATTAGTGTTTTTGATAAAGAATTTGAATCAGTAAAGGATATGAAAAAACAACTTACAGATGATAATGTTGAATTTATAATGTTTTATAATAATAGAAATATTCGTAGAAAAATGCCAGGTGATGTTGTTCTGGCATTTAAAACATTCTGTGATATGTTACCAAAAGAAGAAGCTGATAAATGTGCGTTATTAATGCATACTCAACCGATAGATGAAAATGGAACTGATTTACCAGCAGTATGTGAAGCTATATGTCCAGAATATAAAGTATATTTTAGTGATAGAAAATTAGAACCAAACCAATTGAATTGGTTATATAACATAGCAGACGTAACAGTTAATATGGCTTCAAATGAAGGATTTGGTTTAGGAACTTGTGAATCTTTAATGGCAGGAACACCAATTATTCTAAATGTTACTGGTGGGATGCAAGACCAATGTGGATTTAGATTAAAAGACAAACACGTAACAGCCGAAGATTACAATGAAATAAAATCATTTCATGATGATAGAAAGTGGAAAGACCACCCTGATTTAACTTGGGGTGAATGGGTAAAACCAGTCTGGCCTTCTAATCGTTCAATGGTAGGGTCACCACCAACACCATATATTTTTGATGATAGGTGTAGGTTTGATGACGTAGCACAAGCTATGAAAGATTGGTACGATGAAGGTCCAGAAAAAAGAGAGAAATGTGGCCAAAAAGGAATTGAGTTTGTTATGCGAGATGATGTTATGATGTCAAGCGAAGCAATGAGTCAGAACTTCATAGACCATATGGATAGAGCATTTGATAATTGGAAACCAAGAAAACGTTATAGTATTTTTAAAGCGTAGGAGTTATAATGAGTAAACCGTTATGTTTAGTAACAGCACCAGTCGCGACGAGAAGTGGATATGGTGCTCACAGTAGAGATATATGTAGAGCATTAATTAAATTAGATAAATATGATGTAAAAATTTGGGCAGTAAGATGGGGGAATACACCAATGAACGCTCTTACAGAAGGTGATCCTAATGATGATATTATTATTAGTAGACTATTAGAAAATCCAAATTTACCTAAACAACCAGATTTACATATACATATTGTTATACCTAATGAATTTCAACCAGTAGGTAAATATAATATTGGAATTACTGCAGGTTTAGAAATGACAGCATGCCCACCACAATGGCTTGAAGGCATGAATAGAATGGATATTAATATAGTACCATCTAATTTTGTAAAGGGAATAATGAATGATATTAAATTTGATATTCAAGATGATAAAACTAATCAGAAACAAGGTGAATTAAAAAATGAAAAACCAATAGAAGTTTTATTTGAAGGAACTGATACAAATATTTTTAAAAGAACAAATGAATTTTCAAAGGAATTTGTAGATGAAATGAAAAAAGTTGACGATACTTTTAATTTTTTATATGTCGGTCACTGGTTACAAGGTGGTTTAGGTAAAGATAGAAAAGATACTGGAATGTT